ATGAATGCAACAAAGTTAAAAGAAAGAATACGTGAAAAGGGATTATCAGTGTCGAAAACAGCAAGTCTTATTGGTATTAGTAAATCATCGCTCTACGATAAAATCAACGGAATATGTCCGATGACTATTGGCGATGCAGAAAAAATAAAGGAAATTTTGGAACTAACCAATTCCGAGGCATCTGACATCTTTCTGAGTTAGGGTTTCCACATGAAGGAGTATAAATACAACAATGCGATTATACGAATTACAGGGGACATTGATCGCGAAAAGATAAGGGAAGCAACGATAAAATTTATGAAGAAAGTTGAAATAGAGAAACGAAAGCAAACAAAGGGGAAAATTCAAAATGGGGACAGTAATAAGAGCTGAGTTGTCAGAAAACAACAAATACTGGATAAGTAAGCATCGATATTATGAGTTAAAACATTTTTGCTTGCAGTATCCAGTATGGAAAAAAGCGTATGCTGCCATAAATGATAGTCCTGGATCGGCATCTATCATTGAAATGAGTCCATGCACGAATCTTGTATCTGATCGGACCGGTCGGAATGCGGTATTGAAAGCTTATTATGCTGAGCGAATAGAGTTAATAGAGCGGACTGCATACCGGACAGACCATGTACTTGGATCATACATATTACGTGCCGTGACGGAAGAATTATCATATACATATCTGCATTCAAAATTGGAAATGCCGTGTGGGAGAGATATGTATTATGACAGATATCGCAAATTTTTCTGGCTACTAAGTAATGCCAGGGATTGATATCGCGATAAATACATTGCCTTTTATAGAGATAGTAAAGAGGGTTCTATTTGGACTCTCTTTTTTTCTCGCGAATTATACATTGCATATTATGAAAAAAAATAAAATCGAGAACAAAGGAGAATATTCATGGAGACAAATTTTAATGCAATGATGACAGCGGCAACAGATAAATATACTCAGCTTATCGATATTGCGTATAAACTGAAGAGTGGCGTAGGAGAAGAAGAAGACTACACGAAACTCATTAATATTATACACAGCAATTATATGGATGAGGCTGATTTGATATTTAATCTGTGCAATGAGAATCATGCAGTTGAGGAATTGAAACCAAATAAAGAAATTCAGATTCCGATATTTATGGCCAAAAAACGGGGGGCTTAACAAAGCCTTCCTTTTTCTTTTTACGGACATGGGTTACATTGAATGATTGTATATTCGTAGGGTGAAAATTTCCCGGGTGGGATTTTTCATAAAACAAAGTGACGAAAGGAGGGAAATCACATGACTGGAGGTTTTATTGCATTTGGAATCGGCGTTTGTATCGGATGTATTATGACATTCATTATTGAAAGGAATTACAAGACCGGATATGGTGCCTTTAAAATTGAACAGATGGATGATCCAGACTATAAGGATTTCTACAAGATCTGTATCAGTGTGAGCAAGAGTCCGAAACTTCTTGATAAAAATAAGATCATTTTGCTAAAAGACAATTCGCCAAAATAACAAAGCCTATAATGAAAAAATCTAAGGAGGATGTAAGTATGAATGAAATCAAAGAGTTACTTAATGGCGAGATTGGTGACGAAATGGAAGTATTGAAAGATATGAAACTCGGAACTGATGAGTACAAAATTGCGGTTGATGGTGTTACTAAGCTTTATGACCGGGCTATTGAGATCAAGAAGATCGAGGCTGAACAGGAATTAAAACGACAGCAGCATGAGGCTGACCAGAAGTTTAAGGAAGAACAGCAACGAGATGAAAGAAATGATCGAAGGATAAAGAATGGTTTAACATTGGCCGCTTTGGTGGTTACTACAGGAACGGCAGTCTGGGGGACAATCAAATCAATCAAGTTTGAAGAAACCGGAACCATCACAACCATTATGGGCCGTGGATGGATCAATAAACTGATTCCGAAAAAGTAGATTCAAAATGGAGGGGTTAAGAAAAACTTAGCCTCTTCTTTTTCTTCGCGAAGATTACGTATCCCTTTATAGAAAAACGAAGGAGGTACGTATTATGTATACGAAGAAAGTTACAATTACAAAAGAAAACAGATTTGGAGATCGTTACACAATCGAGGATGAAAGATTGGTTTACGAAACTGAGGAGGAGCGAATGGAGGCAGCGATATATAATCGCAGTCATTCCGACAGTTATACCGAACATTATCGTAAACAAAAGTCAACAATCGCAGATGTAAAGATGGAACAAATTATGGATTCGATCAATGAATACTTTGATATGCTCGATATGAACTAAGAGTTTAGAAGAAGTAGATCTCACATGGGATCTCTTCTTTTCGCGTAAAATACATACCTCTTTATAGAAATACAGCAATAAAATCAAAGGAGGATTTAAGCATGGCAATATTTATTACGAGACAAAAAAAAATGGATGACAGTTACAGGAAAGTCGAAGCTATGTACCGTAAAGGTCTTAGTACGGACGAAATTGCGAAAGCTGTCAATCTTGATCGAATGGATGTATTAGATATCGAACAGAAAATTTATCATTTAGATGTTAGAGCTAGAAAATTCAACTAAGGTAAAAGCCTGGGTGAAATATTCCTGGGCTTTTCTTTTTCGCGACGAATTCTTATCCTTATATGAAAATTATAAGGAGGATATGAATATGGAGATTAAGGAATTTTATAAGAAGTACAATCTGAATAAGTACACGTTTGCCCAGTTGTCCGGTGTTGGAACGGAGTCACTAATCAAATTTGAGGAAGGCGAGCAGATTCGTCAGGATACGATTGAACGGATCGAGCAAGCTATGCTGATAATTGAGATGGGTGATTACGTTAGACCAAGATATGACAATTATAGAGGTAGACATAGTGTATCATATAAGGATGAATTTCAAAGGAAAGTACATATTTATATGCAATCTGTGAAGAAAATTATCGCAATAGGGCTCTAACAAGGGCTCTTTTGTCATTTTTTTTATTATTATTTTATATTAATACGCGAGAAAAAATTAAAATAGACTTTAAGAAATTAAAATAGAGTTTAATTTTTACTTTAAAAGGAGTATGAATAATGCGATATTTTTATGAAAAACCGACGATATATGTACCAATGTATGGAGAAACATATTCCTGTAACCATCCGGTATACGATAAGTGCACATTATTCAAAATGGATTCGAAGGGTTTGGCGGTTATACAGCAACGGTATGATCCAGTTACAAAGAAAACTTGGTGGACAGAAATAGACCCATGGCTGGTGAATACGGTATACCTCCATCCAGGATTCAAAAAGTTTTTTGACGAGAGATCTGGGGAACCATCAGATAATCTATATCCGACAGTAAGTATTCGCCAACTCATGTGGGCATTAAAGATCAAGCCGATTAAAAAAGAACGATGGGAGACATGCTTTGATCGTAGAGAGATTTAGCGAAATTTACATGGGGTATTATGAAAGAATATTTTAAGGAGGAATTTATTTATGTGTAAATTTTGCAAACCGGATGAATTTGGAGATGGAATAGAAATTACTAAACCGATTAAGTCGAAAGAAGTAAGAATAGGATCAGTGTTCAACGCTATGACGTTAGAAGCTTGGATACTAGATGGTGATGAACATAAACCAAAATTACGATTAAGCTTGAATGATCAAGAAGGCAATGATTTAGTGCATATGAACATTACGCTCAGATATTGTCCAAAATGCGGAAGAAAACTTATAAATTGATATTTGATCAAAGGGTCTTGGAAAAACTGAGACTCTTTTTCTTTCGCGAAAATTACATATTCCTTTATGAGAAAGGAGGTATTTATATGTCACCAATAGTAATAAAATATGCAAAATTTATAACAACTATTATCAGCGCTGGGCTGACACTCGCAGTGAAAGGTAATACGGAGAAAATTATGATGAATATGGTTGCAAAAAAAGTGGCAGAAGAATTAGCTAAACGACATTTGTGAAAAAAAAAAATAAGAGGTCTTTGAATTTAGGCCTCTTATTTTGCCAGTCTCGCGAAAAATACGCTCCCTTTTATAGAATAAAGATTAAAGGAGACAAACATGGATGAGATGAAAATAAAACTATCTACAAAAATGATGAGAAGTATTTTAGGAAGAATAATTTCTAAGGCGATATATAAAAATATGGGTATTAAACCTGATATCAATATTAAAGAGATTGAACTAGAAATGAAAAATGGAAAAATATATTTTCATATTAATGTAGATGGAAACATTGATGACTCGGCAATATTAAAGGTAACAAAATTAATTGATTCTGAAAATTGAGCTGTAACATTGGCTCAATTTTTTTTTTTTGAAAGGAATCCCAAAATGATCAGATTTAAAAGAGCCGTAACTATATGCATTCCAAAGAAGAAGAGTAATTTTCTTAGAAAACTCATATCTTCAAAGATGAAACCTTTAAACCCTATACATATTTGCAATAATGGGACAACTGAGTATATGGGTTTTCAGACAAGATATACTTTAAATGAGATTAGCAACATCCTCAGATCAAATATCCCATATTCGGATACCATCGTTGTTGGCGGTTTAATTATTGTGATGTGCCGATAATTGCAGGGAGAAAATTCAAAATGAATAATGTGAATATTTCAGATTTCTCAATAAATATGAAGGCAACTGGTAAAAACATCGTACATCTAATGAATGAAGCTGGAATCACAGTGCGTATGCTTCAGAGGTTTTTCGACTTTGAAAATCCCAATGCTATATATAAGTGGCGTCATGGTGAGTCGTTGCCAACAGTAGATAATTTAGTTGCTCTGGCATTTATTCTGCATGTAAGAATAGATGATATCATCATTCTGGAATGGAGGCACAGTTGAAACATAATATTGGAGACATTATAGCAGTCACAGTAAGAATAGCGGACATTTATGAAGATGGAGGCTATGTATGCGTAAACCTAGGAGAAACAGATGTTAATGAGACAGATCCGATGGTCTTTTACGAAGAAGATATAGTTAAGAAAGGAGAAATGCTATATGAAGAAACTAAAAATTAAGAGAAGCATCCCTATCATTCTTGCTGGAATTGGGACTGTCGGAGTTATTGCGACAACGGTTATGACAGCGAAAGCGACAATTAAGGCGACTGAGCTAATTGAAAAGGCAGAGGCTGAGAAGGATGAAAAATTGACAACTATCGAAACAATAAAAACTATCGCCCCAGTATGTATTCCAACGATTGCTGTAGGCGTAGCTACAATTGGATGCGTTATCGGTTCAGCAATCCTTTCGAGAAAACAGCAGGCAGCTTTGATTGGAGCATATAACTTTTTAGATCAGTCATATAAAAGCTACCGAAGAAAGTTAATCGAGATGTATGGAAAAGATACACATGATAAGATCGTAGAAGCAATCGCTGCTGAAAAAGCACAGCCCACATATATTCATGCCAATACGTTACTTAGTGATTGCACACAATATTTGGAAGAAGATTATTCGGAACCGCGTCTATTCTACGATACGTATTGTGGAAGGTATTTCGAGGCTCCACTCGAACAGGTTTTGATGGCGGAATATCATTTGAATCGAAATTATGTATTACGTGGTTATGCGGTCCTAAATGAGTTTTATGATTTCTTGGGACTTGAGAATACAGACTACGGTGCTGATCTCGGATGGATAGCGGACGGTGATGATGGGATATTTTGGATTGATTTTAATCATAGAAAAGTTGTCATGGATGATGGACTGGAATGTTATATTATCGAGTGCATGTATGAGCCAGGGATCGAATGGCAGGATTATTATCTGTGATAGTTCGCTAAAATTACATTGCCTTTAATGAAAAATATTCAATTGGAGGATTCTAAAATGAAACGTAAAAACATTGATACTATGAGAGAAGTAAGACTTTGGATTGGACAAATCGTTGTTCCGGCAATTACAGTTGTCGGATCAGCACTGGCTATCCCGGAAGTACGATCAGCAGTAGCGGCAAAAGCAAATGATTGGAAGCAATCCATTGAACAAAAAATTAAACGAAAGGAGAATGAGGCTCAATAACGGGCCTCTTATCTTTTCGAAATAGATTCGCGAAAAATACATAGCCTTTAATGGAAGAAATAGATAGTTTAATGGTAGAACACCAGATTATTCTGGAGGTATGGGTTCAAATCCTGTAATATTTCTTCTTTTCTTTTCAATACGCAGGTGACAATATTTGATGATATTTTTGTATTGTCGCGACAGAAACACATCCTTTAATGAAATGATGAAAGGAGAACTGAAAAAATGAAAATCAATAATTTAATTAAATCACCCCTCTTTAAGAAGTCTATCAGAATTGTGATGGCAATCGGCGCAGGTATTGCGGCGACAGCAGATGCAATTGAGGAACAGAAAAGAGATGAGGAATTTGAAGAATTGAAACAAACAGTTTCGGAACTTCAGAATCAGGACAAATAGGGAACCCCACGAGGGTTCTCTTTTGTTTTTGATATATTAAAAATTATTCAAAGGAGAACATCATGAAAACATTTAAAAAGCCAGGATTAATCAAAATGGCTAAAAAAGAAGTAGTGAAGCACAGTCCAGAAATTCTCACAGGAATCGGCATTGCCGGAATGATTACGACAACAATCCTTGCTGTAAAAGCAACTCCAAAGGTATTGGATCTCATCGAAGAAGAGAAAAAGGCAAGACTTCATGAAGCCACAGTAGAAGAAGCGCGCAAATGGAGCGAAGAAGGCGGGATCAAAATCAGTCCTATTGAGTATGTAAAGCTCGGATGGAAACCATATCTTCCTGCGGCAGTAACCGGAGTATGCTCTGTGGCTTGTCTTATTGGAGCTAATTCTGTACATATGAGACGAAATGCAGCACTTGCAACCGCATACCAGCTCTCTACAACAGCATTGTCTGAGTATAAAGAAAAAGTCGTTGAGACGATTGGAGAAAAGAAAGAGAAAACAATCAGAGATAGCATTGCCAAAGATAAGATTGAAGAAATTCCACCAAGTAAAACAGAAGTCATTGTCACCGATACGGGAACGTCTCTGTTCTTCGATCCGTTATCGGCGAGATATTTTAAGTCAGATATCAATACTGTAAAGAAAGCTGTAAATGATCTCAATTGGAAAATGGGATATGGCAGTGAAACGTACGCGTCACTCAGTCAGTTATATGATGAGCTTGGATTGAGGCATACGACAATCAGTGACGATATAGGATGGAATATTTCGGATGGAAACATTGAGCTGGATATCAGCGCGCAGGTAACGGAAAAAGGCGAACCGTGCCTAGTACTTGATTTTCTAAAAGCGCCAACATATGATTTCGATCGATATTTCTAATAGATCTATATCACGCGTCAGAAACAAAGACCCTTATAGAAATAATTTTTTATAAAGGAGAATAATTATGGTAAAAAGAGCAAAAGAAATTATGGAAACAGAAGCAAGTATCAGAGAAGTTTACGAGAAAATCCATGATGATTTTATCAAATGTCTTACCCGAGAAAATATTACTGATGACGAGAAGGAAGCTATTTTAAAAAACTTAGATGAACTTGAATGCAGTCGAAGTGATTGGGATAGGTCTAATTTGGAATCTTGGTATAAGATCGGAGAAGCAGTTGGTAAAAATAAAGGGATAATTTTAGGAGCAATCTGCTATGCTTCAGGTTTTGCATTTGGAAAAATTATTATGAAAATTATATCTAAAAAATAAGTTTCTAGTTGAAGGCTCGTGAACACGGGCTTTCAATTTTCTAATACGCGAAATTTACAACGGCTTTAATGAGAAAACATTATAAATCTAAGGAGGATTTAATCATGAACGAAGAAAAAGAAGTAATGGAGACAATCGAGAACGAAGATCCGAGACCGGTAGAGTCTGAGGATAATATCTATGAAGAGGTTGAAGGCGGATCTGGAAAAGTTATCGGACTGGCAATAGCAGGAGTTGCTACAGTTGCAGCGGTAGGCGTTGGGCTGTATAAGAAACTTAAGGCTAAGAATTCCGATAAACCGAAAAGAAAACGTCACAAACTTGCATGGGTTGAAGTGCCAGACGAAGAGGTTGATGAAGAATCAATCGTGGCAGATGTCGAAGCTGAAGAAGTTGATGACACAGAAACAAATGAAGAAGAGTAATGCGAATCGAGGGAGGTACCTGAACAAGGTATTTCCCTTTTCTTTTTGGGAGGATGCCTATGGATGAATATCATACATATAGCTACTGTGGGCCAGTTGTGCATTTTGGAAAATGTGTAGCCTCAAAATGGAAAGGTGAAACGGTTGCCCGATCTGAAAGAAAGGCACGAAGCAATCTTACATATCAGGTGAAAAAGCAGATGAATCTGATTGCTGGCACGAATATTTCATTGCCTGGATCAATCAAAATGGTAGATTAATGAGGAGGTTTGAATGAAAGACTATCAGCCGAATTCACATAGAAGCAAAGAAGAAGCTTCTAAAGAAAAGAAAATTGAAAAGGTCGTTAACGGTAAAGTAAAGACCAGGAAAAACGAAGGACGTAAGTTAGCAAATATGTTCATTTCAGAAGATGCCGGAAACATCAAGTCTTATGTTGTTCTGGATGTTTTAGTTCCGGCGATCAAGAAAGCTATCGCAGACATTGTTACCGGTGGAATTGATATGCTTTTCTATGACGGAGGAAAGGGAAACAGCCGAAACAGAAGCGGTAGCAAAGTGTCCTATCGAAGTTATTACGATGACCGAAGAGATTACAGAGACGATCGTGATGATCGAGATAGATATAATTCCGGAAGAAGATTCGATTATGATGATATCATTTTTGAGACCAGAGTCGATGCCGAAAGAGTCCGTGAGCAGATGAACGACGCCATCAAGAGATACGGATTTGTCACAATTGCAGACATGTACGACATGGCGGATCTTCAAGCGCCGTGGACAAGCGCCAATTACGGATGGACAAATATTCGCACTGCCGAGACGGTAAGGGTGTATGACGGATACATTATCAAACTGCCAAAAGCAATGCCGATCGATTAGGAGGATAAAATGAAAAATTTTGATTGCAATAATTGCGCTAACAATAAAACGCCATACGTATGCTGTGATTGCGTGTCGGCAATAGCGGATGATGGATCAGAAATAACACGCCCATCTCAATGGGAATCAAAATATGATAATGTAAACAGACCTGAACATTATCAAACTAAAAACGGTCTTGAGACGATCGATGCTATCGAAGCGTTCACTGAGGATCTTACAGGAATCGAAGCAGTATGTACTGGAAATGTCATCAAATACATATCACGTTGGAAAAAGAAGAATGGCATCGAGGATCTTAAAAAAAGCGGAATGGTACCTGCAGCGATTGATCCGTCATGAAGAGATTGAAGAATCTAAAAACAAAACAAAGGAGAATAAGTAATCATGAAAAAAGCAGAAATTATGAATACATTGACTCGCAAATTCTATAGAGTAGGATTCAAATTCAAGAAACACAGTCCTGAAATTCTTGTTGGAGCAGGTGTTGTGGGCGTTGTGGCAAGTGCTGTAATGGCGTGCAAAGCAACTACAAAACTGGACGATGTTCTGGCAGAGACGAAAGATACAGTTGACAAAATTCATGATGTAACGGAACATCCAGAGAAAATTCCCGAAGGAAAAGAATATACCGTTGAAGACAGCAAAAAAGATCTTACAATTGTATATACACAGGCAGGAGTGAAATTGGTAAAACTTTATGGCCCGGCTGTTGTCCTTGGAACAGTGTCTATTGCCGCTATCATTGGTGGTCATCATATTCTCCGCAAACGAAATATTGCACTGGCAGCGGCGTATACAGCAGTTGATAAAGGCTTTAAAGAATATCGTGGCAGAGTTCTGGAGCGTTTTGGAGAAGAGGTTGATAGAGAGCTGAGATATAATATCAAGGCAAAAGAAATCGAGAAAACAGTAACAGATGCAAATGGTAAAGAAACAGTTGTAAAAGAAACAGTTGATGTAGCTGATCCAAACTTAACGAGTGATTATGCTCGTTTCTTCGATGATGGATGTACAGGTTGGACAAAAGATCCAGAATTTAACTTAATGTTCCTGAAAGATCAGCAGCGTTATGCAAATGACCTCTTCAAATCAAAAGGGCATCTGTTCCTTAATGAAGTGTACGATATGCTCGGAATTCCACGTACACAAGCCGGACAGGTTGTGGGATGGATTTATGATGAAAAGAATCCTATTGGTGATAATTTTATTGACTTCGGAATTTATGATATTGCCGATGAAAGAAAACGTTCTTTCGTAAATGGATATGAGAGAACAATCCTCCTTGATTTCAACGTTGATGGCAACATTCTTGAGATGATTTGAAGAGTAGGTCTTGGGACAGGAGATTATTATAAAGATATGTATGATAGCCCTTGGCTATAACAGGCCGAGGGTTATTTTACTGTCAGAAAGGAACGATATAGTTGGCAAATAAGAAATGACAGGAAGAGATTTAATCATTTATATTCTTGAGAACCATCTCGAAGATGTGGAAATCGAAACAAAACCATTATTAGTGCCATTGGATAAAGCTGCTGTAGAACTTGGATGCGGGTTAGCTGGTGTCAAAGCATTATTGAGCATCGGAAAAATAAAAGGAATCAGGCTTAATGGCAAATATTATATTTTTTCAACAGAAATCGAAAGGGCAAAACGAAATGCATAATAAATTAGCTGCGACATTATTGACTTTGGCTGGTATTTGCTTTGTAAGTGGCATGGCTTTACTTTTAAGTTAATACATAAGAAGGAGTTGGTGCGTGTGGAAAAATTTGAAAAAATTTTATCGGTGTTAGATCGCTCGTTAGGTACTCGGAAAAAGCGTCATATCGCTGGCGGTATATTAATGAGCATATCACTGATGTTTGGGGGATTTGCATTGACAGTTATTACGTTAAATATTGGCAAAGATAAAATTGCCGATATTAATAACACAATACCGGAGAGCAAGAATAAACGCATCGAGGATGAAAATAAGAAATGAGAGAGACCTTAGTAGAACATTTACTCACACACCAAAGATATACAAATTTAGCTGTTAAGCTTGAGACAAATGAAAAGCTTTGGAAAGATATTTGTTCATTCGCCCTTCGCTATGACAAAGTAATATATGAAAATTGCAATGAACCGAGAATCAAAACACTTCTTGAATTTTGCAGAAATAACAAGTATGGAGAGGTGTTAATTACAAATATTGACGATGAGTTTGATCTCAATCTTGAAGAGTTTTTCTAAGGAAAGGAAAAGAAGAAATGAAAGATAACAATTTCGAATTTATTTTTGGACTCGGCGGATTCGTCGTTGAATTAATCGGACTTGGATATGCATATGGATCAAGAAAAAGGTTGAATGGTATATGTGATAAACTTGATTCAACAATTGATAACGTCTCGAAAACAATTGATGTCGATGTTCCAGACTATATCGTTCAGGAAGCCATCGACAAGGCGGTAGAGAGAAGAGTGCAGCAGGAAACAACCAATGCGGTTCGTAAAATTTCAAAGAAAATTGAAGACGATATTGATTTAAAGGTCCGCACGGAGATTGACGTGAGATCTTCCACAATTCGGCAGGAAGTCAAGAATAAAATTGCGGAAGAAGTAGCAAAGATTTCTGCAGATGATATTGCTGACGAAATCCGAGAAGAGGCAAAGGAGAAAGTTGCTGAGAAATTCGACGATGAGCTGGACGATATTCTTTCTGAATTTAACAACAATTTGGACCATGTTTCCAAAATTTACAGCTCAATCGCCGATAAAATGGCGGGTATTGGAAGCAATAAAGATTTCAAAATCAGTCTCGGATAAGTAAAGGAGAACCACATGTATAAAGATATTTTAATCAAAGGACTCATATTCGTTATCGGCACAGTAGCCGGATCTGCAGTAACCTATAAGTTTGTAAAAGACAAATATGAAAAAATTACGAACGAGGAAATTGCTGCAATGCGTGAGCACTTCGAAGAAAAATACAATCAGCCAACATGTAATGAGGCAAGTAATTATGAGCCGACAGATGCGGATGCTGAAAAGCTCAAAGATATTCTTTTAAACAATGGATACGAGAGCAAATCTGAAAAAGAAGAAAATAAGGAGGGCGAAGATATGTACGTACCGGAAGTAATTGCTCCGGAAGAATCTTGGGAACAGGATTATCCGACGATTACTCTCACATATTATGAGGGAGATGGGGTTCTTACCGATGATCACGATAAGATTATCACAAATGCGGATGAGCTAGTCGGCCAGAATTTTGCGCAGCATTTCGGTGAATATGAAGAAGACTCAGTATATATCCGGAATAGTAAGCTGAAAGTACACTATGAAATTCTGCGTGATTATGGAGCATATTCCGATAGAATGTGTGCAAGCGAATGATTGCTGAAGAAGTAAAGAAAGAGTATTTCGAATGGATATATTCGATAGTATGCCATAAACGATATGCACCAGAAAATACGTATGATAAACTGCTGAATTGCTTGAACGAAATACCGTTCAAATGTAAAGACGCTAGGGATAAAAACCGCATGGAAGATGGCTTTAATCTTCGACGTCAATTTACATTTTATAACGATCTTGATGAGAGTGCTGCGGATCTTATTGAAGGTCCGTGCACCGTATTAGAAATGATGTTTGCGTTGGCGATTCGCTGCGAGGATATAATGGATGATCCAACTATCGGAAATAGAACGTCACAATGGTTCTGGCAGATGGTCACGAATTTAGGACTTGGATCAATGAGCGACCGCCTATTCAATGAAGAGTATGTAAAAGAAACAATAAACAAATTTATGAACCGAGAGTTTGAACCAGATGGTAAAGGGAGCCTTTTTCGAATCAGAAATTGTCAACAAGATTTGCGAGAGGTGGAGATTTGGATGGCCATGCTCTGGTATTTAGATTCATTAGTATAGGAGTAATCAAAATGGCACATGACGATATATACAAGCTGTTTACCGAAGCGGTTGGTTCCAAAGTTTCTGCTGACGTGGAAGAATGGTTTCCAAATGGGAAAAACAGTATAAGATTTCGACTTTACGGAGGTGATTCTGTCTTCACGGTTTCTGAAGAGTCTCCGAGAATATGGCAGATAGAAAGTTTGGACTCATATATTGCAAAAATGAAAGGAGGTCATATGATGAATGTTGGACTTCATGAAAGTAGCGACAAGGACACTGAGTAAATCAGGCATAACCGAAGTCTTTCCTAAATTCATAATGAAAAAATCGAATGATCTTATGGTTCGAGGAAAAGATTTTTATGCAATTTGGGATAATGAACAGCAAATGTGGAGTACAGATGAAGATGATGTCATTCGTCTCGTTGATGCGGAGATAGAAAAATTTATCACTCAAAATTGTGATCGATTTGACACAACGCTGATTGGTAAATATATGTGGGATTCTGATAGTGGCTCTATCGATAAGTTCCATAAGTATTGTCAAAAACAGATGCGAGATAATTATACCATGCTTGATGAAGAATTGATATTTTCCAATACTAAGCCTGGAAGAGAGAACTTTGCAAGTAAAAGACTGAGCTATCCATTGGAAGAAGGAAATTACGATGCATGGGATAGGATTATTGGAACACTATACTCCGATGATGAACGTCATAAAATCGAATGGTGTATCGGATCTATTGTGTCAGGTGATTCCAGAAAGCTTCAAAAGTTTATGGTTTTATATGGAGCTGCCGGAACAGGTAAATCAACAATTCTTAATATTGTGCAGCAATTGTTTGAAGGGTATTATTCCACATTTGACGCAAAGGCGCTTGGATCTGCGAATAATGCTTTTGCGCTTGAGCCATTCAAAACAAACCCGCTCGTTGCAATTCAGCATGACGGCGATTTATCGCGAATTGAAGATAATACAAGACTTAATTCGCTGGTTTCACATGAAAGGATGAGTGTGAATGAGAAATTTAAAGGCTTGTATGAGATGAGTTTCAAATGCTTCTTATTCATGGGAACAAACAGGCCAGTAAAGATTACTGATGGAAAGTCTGGTTTATTAAGGCGACTCATTGATGTACATCCGACTGGTAATAAAATCCCTGGGGATGAATACAAAGATTTGATGGCTCAGATTCCGTTTGAACTTGGCGGAATTGCATATCATTGCTTACAGGTCTATGAAGATGATCCTGCCTATTACGACGAGTATATTCCAAAATCCATGCTCGGTGCGTCTAACGATTTCTATAACTTTGTATGCGATTCTTACAGCGTATTCAAAAATCAAAATGGAACAACATTAAAGTCGGCATGGGAAATGTATAAGACATACTGTGATGATGCCAAAGTTTCATTTCCGTTTTCGAAGAGAAATTTCAAAGAGGAACTCAAAAACTACTTCTGGGATTACGACGATCGTATCGATGCAGAAGACGGATCACGACTGTTAAACTATTACAGTCAGTTCCGAACAGATATTTTCGAGAATGAAATCGGAGGAAGTAAAAAAAAAGAAAAAAATAAAGACAAAGTGACATGGATTGATCTAAAAGAACAGCCATCTATTTTCGATGAACTCTGTAAAGATTGTCCAGCTCAGTATGCGACAGTAAATGAAACTCCTGGAAAACCATGGGATAGTATTACTACTAAACTTTCAGATCTTGATACAAGTAAGCTCCATTATGTGAAACTTCCTGAAAATCATATCGTTATTGATTTCGATATTAAGGACGACAGTGGAAATAAATCGTTAGAAAAGAATCTGGAAGCCGCAAGCAAATGGCCACCTACATATGCGGAGGTAAGTAAGGGAGGTCAAGGGCTCCATCTACACTATATTTACAACGGAGACCCGACGGAACTGTCTAGGATATACGACGAAGATATTGAAATAAAAGTATTTACCGGCAAAAGCTCTTTGCGGAGAAAACTGATTAAATGTGTGAATCATGTACTCTCCGTATTGAGTTCAGGGTTGCCGTTGAAAGGGGTAAAGAAATTGGTAAATATCGAAGGAATTCAAAATGAAAAGCATCTCCGATCCATCATTAAAAAACACTTGAATAAAGAGATTATGCATAATACAAAGCCAAGTATTGATATGATTAAAAAGTGTTTGGATGAAGCCTATGCGAGCGGGATCGGATATGACTTAAGCGATATGAAAGGACCGGTTATTGCACTGGCTGCCAGCAGTACGAATCAGGCGGAAACCTGTATGAAAATTGTTGGCGATATGAAATTTAAGAGCGAAGATGTGAATGAGACAGTTAACGAAAGTGATTCGGACTGTCTTGTTTTTTATGACATCGAGATCTTCCCAAATCTGTTTCTGGTTTGTTATAAAATGGCAGGAGAAGACAAACCGGTTGTGGCTATGGTTAATCCAAAATCATCTGACATTGAAAATCTTGTAAGATTTAAGCTGGTTGACTTCAATGGTCGGAAGTATGATAGGCATTTGCTGTATGCAAGGATGATGGGATATACAGTTGAGGAGCTCTATGATCTTTCCCAGCGGATTATCAATGCTCCAAAAGGAAGCAGAGATAGCGGGTTATTTAGCGAAGCCTATAAACTCGGTTATACGGATGTATATGATTTTGCGGCAAAGAAGCAGTCTCTTAAGAAATGGGAGATTGAACTGGGTATCGGGCATAAAGAGCTTGGATTGCCATGGGATAAACCAGTTCCAGAAGAACTCTGGTCTGAAGTAATAAAATACTGCAAATGGGATGTTACCGCGACCGAGAAGGTGTTCGATCATCTGCAGGGTGACTTTACTGCCAGAAAGATTCTTGCAAACTTGGCAGGCGGAACAGTTAATGATACAACGAACTCGCTGACAACAAAGATTATTTTTGGAAATGAGCGCCATCCGAGCCTTGTGTATACAGATTTAGCGACAGGCGAACAGTATGGACTCGCAGAAGATGAGATTCATAAAGTTAAGCCATTAAATGCATTTCCTGGATATGAATTTGTCCAATTCGGAGAAGATCGAAAGCCTCATAACATGTATCGAGGGATTGATCTTGGATTTGGAGGCTATATTCGCTCGAATGCTGGAATCTATATTAATGTTGCGCTTCTTGATATTCAGTCGCTACATCCGAACTCGGCAGTTGCTATGAATTACTTTGGAGTTTATACTCAGCACTTCAAAGATATTCTGGATGCCCGTGTGGCAATTAAGCAAGGTGATTTTGAGACTGCGAGACATATGCTCGGAGGAAGACTTGCACCATTCCTTGACGATGAAGGGCAGGCGGCTGATCTGGCACAGGCACTTAAGATCGCGATCAATTCAGTATATGGTCTTACCTCGGCTAAATTTGATAATCCATTCAGAGATAGTCGAAATAAGAATAACATCGTTGCATTGCGTGGGGCATTATTCATGAAGACGCTGCAGGATGAAGTTGAGAAACGTGGATTCAAAATCGTTGCGATCAAGACAGACTCCATCAAAATCGCGAATGCTACTAAAGAAATTGTTGCCTTCTGTATCGAATTCGCAAAGAAATATTCTTACACATTCGAATTTGAAGCATTCTACGATCGTATTTGCCAGATTAACGACGCAGATTATATTGCTCGTTATAAAGATCCTGAATATTGTCAGAATACATTCGGATTTGTACCTAAAGATAATAAGAAGCATCCAATGGAATGGACAGCCACAGGAAAACAGTTTGCTGTTCCGTATGTGTTTAAGACATTGTTCAGTAAAGAGCCGATTAAATTCGAAGACCTGTGCGAAACATTTTCTGTTAAATCTGCTTTATATTTGGATATGAACGAGAAACTTCCAGACGTATCCGAATATGAGAAAGAGTTTGAAAAGTTGGAGTCTAAGTATAAAAAGGGTCAGCTTTCAGACACAACTTTTGAATCTGAATGCGCACGGCTGAACGATAAGATTGCAGAAGGTCATGACTATCGCTTTGTCGGTAAAGTGGGTCAGTTTACGCCAATCAAGGCCGGAGAAGGTGGTGGCGTGTTGGTACGTAAGCAGGGAGAAAAATATTATGCCGCTGCAAACTCGACCGGTTATAGATGGGTTGAGTCCGATATGATAAAAGACCCTGAAAACCATGATAAGATTGATCTTTCATTCTACCGAAATATGGTAGATAAAATGCTGGCAGAAATTAATCAGTATGGAGACGCCGAATGGTTTGCATCCGACGATCCATATATCGATGAGAGCAATTCTGGAATGGAAGATTTTATGAATATTCCGGCGGATGTGGAAGGAGATGAAATGTCATTCGGTTATCAGTCAAGGACCGCATAGATTTTCTGCAGAGATTTATAATACTTCATTCTTATATTTATTATGAGCTTAATAACAGTTATATTTCCGATAAAGAATATGATGCAAAAGCAAAAGAACTCACGAGATATAAGAATGAGTATCCGAATCTTTGGAAAGCAAGCATGTATTATAAGCAGTTCGGAGATGAGTATAATGGATCTACTGGTTTTACTTTGTATCACGATCTTGATGAGCATCAAAAAGATATTATACGAAGTCTTGTGCCTGGCTGACTCGCGGTGAATACAAAGCCTGTTATGAATACTTATTAATACATATTTGAAAGGAGCAACTATTGCAACTTTTATCGCTGGGGCAACGGTTGGAAGAAAATTTGGCTTATTAGAAGTCGGAATCGGTTTGCAGCGTGTTTGCGATAACAATCCAGAGATTGAAAAACTTATTAATGAATCAATCAAAAAGCTTTCTGAAAAATAAGATAGGTATAGGTTTAAGAGTCTTGACTAGACACAGTCAGGGCTCTTATTTCTTTCTATATAAAACACCTGAAAGGAGATTGCCGATGACATAAGAAAATCATTTATATTTTCACTTATTTTAACAACATGTTTATAGAACAAATTTTTAAAGGAGATTAAAACAATGAAACTTACATTTGCACCGAGAGGCGTATTACAGATTGACGATGCCATGATTATCTTTAAGAATTTTAAAGGAGAGGGTGGCAGATACAATGCAGAGGGAAACCGAAATTTCGCCATTCTTATTCAGGATCAGGAGATAGCAAATGCCCTTATCGAAGATACAAATAAGTATGGAATCGGCTGGAATGTGCATATTAAAGCGCCTAGAGAAGAAGGCGATGATCCGTTTATGTATTTGCCTGTAAAAGTCAAATTTAACGGAAGGGGGCCGGTAGTGTATCTTAAGTCTGGATCGAATAGAGTAAAACTTACTGAAGAAACTATCGCCTGCCTTGATGATATCGACATTGCGAGTGTTGATCTTGATATCCGTCCATACGATAACGAGGTTAACAAAAACCCACATAGAACAGCGTATCTTCAGTCAATGTGTGTTATCCAGGACATTGATAGATTCTCAGCGAGATTTGCGGCTGAAGAACATCCGGAAGATTAATGGGAGGAAAGCGAAAATGGGAGTTAATCATGGAAATGGGGTCCCAGGGAAAAATACAGCAGGATCTCTCGGGGATATTTATATAAATGATACAACCGGCGAGTATTACAAATGCAATCTTGCGATCAAAATCAGTGGTTCCGAAGGATTCGAGTATGAGTGGAAGAAGATGAAATCGCCATTTTCTTGCCCTGCTGGTGAAGAAGGCACTGATGGGACACCTTATATAAAACAGGACAGTAATAGAGCAAATGACGGCACGACCTACACATATCCAAAACGTGAAGAGCAGTCGGTGCGAAGAAACTATACGCAGTACAGCAAGAAAAATAAAGGAGGAAAGTAATGTTAGCTTATATTTGCTTAATTTGGATCGGAAGTCGATTAAATGCTCCGACTTGGTATGATATATTGATTTGTATTTCCATTTTATTCAAAGTATTTACGAGCGGTATGGAATTTATGAAAGCTACTGACAAATAGTATGGATCTTTGTCCGGTGCTGAACCATAGTGTTTGGTGCCAGAAGGTGGTTAGCTATTATGACAAACGCGGCATTCTCGGAGAAACCGGATAAATATGGATACTTTAAACTTGCTGACGGGTCTGTTGATATTTTCATCAGAATTTTCGATCACGAAGAAACGAATGATGATGGAGAGGTCTCTTATATCTGCAAAGTAAATGAGTTCAGAACAAAGCAGAATCTCATTACCGAGGAGATGGTTGTGGCAAATCCTGAAAAATATCTTGACTATACACCGCCTGGAGCTATCACAGAAATGGATAGACTCGAAGCGGTTGAGTCGGCATTACTTGAATTGATGGGGGTTGAGCATGATTAAATTTTTGGCAATACAGATCTCTCTCGGAGTTATCACTCTTGATGAAATTCCGGAGAGACTGAAAGAAAAAGTCACAGAATATCTGCAGACACATGACATGATCTGATGACGCGATTTCTACATCTCCTTTTATGAAATGAAAACAACATATAAGAAGGAGGACTTGGTATGAACAAAAATTTCAAAGAATTAAGGAAAGCAGCATTTGCAGTCGGATTCGGATTTACTATTGGAAAGGCCATGGCTGATTGGGTAGTCATATTTGTTACACCACTTATGATGGCTCCAATTGAAATGGCTGCCGATAACGGAAGCGAAACGGCACGACGAATACTTGATGCTGGCGGGATTAAGTGTGAGAAAGAAAGTTCATCAGCAAACAAGGATCAAGTTAAAATGGGTTTTCAGTGTAAATAAGCAAATTGGGCTCTAAGATCACTTAGGGTCCTTTTCATTTTCCTATGGGTATCTAATCGTTAATCATGACAATTGGGTTAAATAAGGAGTGTGCATTATGAATACTAATTCAAAGAGAAAAGAATATGTAGAAATGCAGAGAAGGCATCAGGAAGAAATAAATAATTTTCCAATCTCTTTTGCTTTTAGCAAAGATCAAGTCTATGGTGCGCTTAAGAAAATTGGGGCAAGTAGTCTTAAAGAATGTGTAACCGTATTCGGAACTGGCGATATTGTTAAGAAAAAAGATAAAACTGATCTGGTAAACATGCTGATCGGATTTACTGAAGAGCTTCATGAAAAAATGAAAAATGACAAAGAATTTGCTGAAGCCGCCTTTGAGTACGAAATGGACAACCATGAATATGCTATCAACTTGGATGGAGACGAAGATGTTTTAGATTCCTTAGTATTAACCAGAGAAGAGCTCAAAGAATTTGGACTTGAAGAAGCTTATCAGAATGCTCGTAGGAAACATATGAAACGTGCTGGAGAGGAATGGGGAATCATCTAAATCGCGAAAAATACGCTTCCTTTTATAGAAAAATAAAGGAGGATGCATTTATGAAAATTATTAGATCTATCATGAATCTGATCGTAGTTTTCGTACTTGGGCTCGAAGTCGGAAGTTTTGGGGTATGGTATTTGACCATGTCTGTATTATCACCGCGTCGGGACTAAAAGAACGATAGACCTATGATCATCATGAATATGCTAAACGATGCATAATAGTATCAGATATTAAATCGACAAGAGGCTTGATAGAAATGTTAGGCCTCTTCGTTTTTCGAAAGGAGAGATCTGTGAAAATAGTATATATCGATGATTTTAGCAAAGATTTGAGTGATAAAAAAGTTATATTTTATATCGGATGTGTTGATTATGAAATGTTATATGAAAAATTGTCTAAAGATGGAGTAATTGGAAAGTATGAAAAAGGGATCTATTTTCAAGATATTTTGGACAACAACCTCATGTTCATCCAATCAGGGAAAATCAGCGATGTCGATATGAATTATGCCGGATTAGATAACAGTTTTTCAACACTAATGGAAGACGGATATATGATTGTGGCGCTATATTATAATCCGATTAAGCAAGTATACTTTATTCCACTTCACGATTACGACTTTTCTTTGGAAGGAGACGATATGTGTTATGAAAATTCCAGCAATAAATTGGATTCCATTCGACCGTAGTAATCCGCCAACAGATTTACATGATACTGATCATCTGATATTTTTACGAGAAGATAATTGGAGCAACGGTAAAACATGGGAATACCATGCGGATGTCGCAAGTCCGTATGGCAATTATATCGATGATTTCTGGAATACCACAAATGATTGGATCGAAGGCAACAATATCGTCCAAGTATTAGCTTATGCTGAATTACCATATGGGTTAAAAGAAGAAGACTTGATTGAGAGATTGGAGGAGGCAACATGAAGAAAATTCCAACATTATTTGAGAGAGTTTATGAAGGACATAAAGTGGTCGGCATTAAAAACATCATCGCACCAGGCTGTGAACAAGTATTAATTAGAGGAATACCGACCATAAAATACGATGGCAGTTGTTGTGCAATTATTGATGGAAAATTCTATAAGAGATATGATTGTAAAAAAGGAAAAACACCACCAGATGGAGCCATAGCTTGCTGCGATCCAGATCCGATTACTGGACACTGGCCTCATTGGGTCATGGTAAATGAAAATGATTCATCTGATAAATGGTTTATTAAAGCATATAATGCTAATTGGTGGTCTATCATAGACGATACACCGGATGACGGAACATATGAAGCTATAGGCTATCATTTTCAAGGAAATCCATACGGACTTTTTAATGATATTTTAGTAGCACATGGAAAAAGTATTATCGATAATTTGTATCTATCGTCAGATATCGATGAATCATTTTGCAATATAAGAAAATATTTAAGAGATCATCCGATCGAGGGCATTGTCTTCTGGATGGATGGAGAACCTGCTTGCAAAATCAAAAGAACGGACTTTGGATTTGAATGGCCTATTCGATCAATAGAATGGAGAAATTGGCATGAATATATTTGACGAATGGACAGAAGTTTCTGATGGGATTTACAGATCTAAAGAATATGAAAATAGTGTATATGAACTTTTGATCTTAAATTGGAAAAAATCGACCGATATTTTGAGCGCGAATTGTGCTTTATATTTCAGAAGCATTGACCCATGGAAAGACCCAAATAGTCATGTATGCAGGACTTGTATCGAACATTCGGCGCCATTAGCCGCTTGCCTTGAACTTGTCAAAGAGCATTCAGAAGCATGTAAACGTTTAAAGAATTTTGTTATCCATAGAGACAATACGTCTGAAAAACCGACACAATGCTCAATTTGTGCTAACTGCGGAATGGAAGAGGTTCACTATGACGATGATGACTACGATGAGCCGTTCTGTGAATTAGGCAAATCCATTTTTGACTACTATGGATATTTTGACCAGCATTGTAAGGAGTTTAAACTGAAATGAGATTTAACCTGATTAAACGAAAGCATAAGCATCAGTGGAGGATAACGCAAGTTTCAAATGTCATTCAGCATGATGACTTTGGCTACCCATTGCGATTGTGCATTGAAAAGTGTGATATTTGCGAACAATCAAAACAGGTATGGTTGGACGTGGGTGAAGAAGCTCTGAAAGAATTGGAGACTGGTGAATCTGTGCTGTGCGAATGGCGGAAGATATGCGAGGAGTAATAAAGTGCGGTATCACAATATAACAAAAGACGATATGCTCAATGGAGATGGATTGCGTGTAGTGTTATGGGTATCAGGCTGTTCACATCACTGCCATGGATGCCAAAATCCAATTACATGGGATCGCAGTGATGGATTGATATTTGACGGAAACGCGTTAAATGAGATCGACGATCAGCTTGGGAAGAAGTATATATCTGGAATAACGCTTAGTGGTGGAGATCCATTATTTGAAGGGAACCGACGAGATATATTGGTTTTGTGTAAATATATCAGAGAGCTGTTCCCTAATAAGAATATATGGCTTTATACCGGTTACACTTACGAAGAGGTATCGGATCTTGAAATCATGGATTATATTGATATTTTAGTCGATGGACCATATGTTGAAAAGCTTCGCGATACCTCTTTGAAATGGCGTGGCAGTTCGAACCAGAGAGTTATTGACATAAAAGAAACCCATAAAATTGGACGAGTAGTTTTGTGGTGTGATTGAATTGACCAGATACGAGAGGAGAATAATAAAGTATTATGGGACGTGCTGAGAGAAGAAAAATCGAGAGAACAGAGCGTATTGAAAATCGTAAAAATAAGCTCCTGGTAACCAGAAAAGATTTGAAAGATATGAGAATGTCAGTGTCACGGGATAATGTCAAAGTTCTTATGGCCTGCTTCGCCCTTGCCGAGCATAGGTTATATGGATACGGAAGAAAGCGTTGTATCAGAACACTCAATTACGTGGACGAGATGATGGGCGACATTCTTGACGGTACAAGCTCCTTTGATGACTATGTTAACGAATTGCGAGATGATGTAGGAGTCGTCATCAAATACTGATTCGCGTAAAATACACAGCTTATTATGAAACAAAATTATGTTGCATAACGAAAGGAGAATATTATGGATTTTAAGAAAGGCGACAAATCATTATTTGTTCCAACAATGGCAATCCTTGCTGGAGTATTGGTGATTGAGAACATTGCTAAAGCAATCTGTGAAACGGTCGAAAAAGTGCATAAGTAGTTTCAAAAGAGGAGGCTCTGACTTTAGTGGTCAGGCTTCTTCTTTTTGTTTTATCAAATCATTTGAAGGAGAAAAACTATGACGACAAGAGTAGAAACATGGCAGGGACACAATATTAGATTCGTTCTGAAAAATAATGAATGGTGGGCAATTCTCAGTGATGTTTGTAAAGCGCTTGGAATTGATCCAATGGCTGCATTTATGAAACTCGATGAAACCACTATCGATCAGGTAGAGAATCTAATTCCAAGCGTTGATAAGTATTTAGACATTGTAAATGAAGTCGGAATTTACGAACTGATGTTTCTGAGCAATCTCTCTGATGCGAATAGAATGCGTTTCTGGACAGGAACGGTTCTTAAAAGATTGCGTAATCGGATCGGGCTTTCAGAGTACGAAGTAATGCGGATGATGGATGGCGATATTCAGGAAGAAATCGACAATCTTCTCGATGATATTTTCTACGACGAAGAGACAGGAAAAACCATGATAAGTGTCACAGTAGCCGGAGGTGACGTCGAACAGGTCCCAATCGAAGATATCTTGTAAAGGAGAAACAGGGCAAAATTTGAGCGTACAATATCGACAGAAAACAGAAACAAATTTTTTGTATCCGTATCAGTTGGATGCAGTCAATCAATTAAAAAATGGTTGCATACTATGTGGAGCGGTCGGATCTGGAAAATCTCGAACCGCTCTTTTTTGGTATTTCAAAGAGAACGGAGGCTGGATTGATAAAGATGGATATTCTCCGATGAGAAGTCCGAAAGATTTATATATCATAACGACTGCGAAAAAGAGGGATTCAAAAGAATGGCTTGGCGAATTAGTTCCATTTTTGTTATATCCAGGCGATGACGGTAAAACAAGATTTGGGAACAAGATTGTCGTAGATTCATGGAATAATATCGGCAAATACGTAGATGCTGAAGATTCATATTTTTTGTTGGATGAGCAGCGTCTCGTTTCATATGGAGCATGGACCAAATCATTTTTGACGATAGCTAAGTCAAATAAATGGATTTTGCTCAGTGGAACACCAGGCGATTCATATGTCGAGTATTTACCAGTATTTTTGGGAAATGGATTCTTTAAAAATAAGACAGAGTTCAATCGGGAGCACGTAATATTTTCGAGATATACGAAGTATCCCAAAATTGATCGTTATGTAAATACAACAAGACTGGACCGGCTTAGAGATAGAATACTTGTGAATATGGATTATACGCATGATATTGTCAAACATAACGAGGATATTTATTGTAGTTATGATATTCAGCAGTATAAGTTTGTTATACGAAATCGGAAAAATATCTACAAAGAGAATGAGCCAATCCAAAATGCTGGAGAAATGTGTAACGTGCTTAGACGAATTGTAAATAGCGATGAGACACGCCAGATCAAACTTCTTGAGATTCTCGAGAGTCATCCACGAGCAATTATATTTTACAATTACGATTACGAAAGAGAAATACTATTGAACCTTGGGTATGAATATGGGACAGAAATAGCCGAGTGGAATGGACATGCTCATCAGCCAGTACCGGAAGGAAATAAGTGGGTTTATATTTGCCAGTATAATTCTGCAAGCGAAGGGTGGAATTGTATACGAACAAATTGCGTTATCTTTTATAGTCAAAATTATTCGTATAAAATGATGACACAGGCTGCCGGGCGCGTTGATAGACTAAACACGCCTTATGATGAACTTTATTACTATTATCTTAAATCAAGATCCGGTATTGATTTAGCAGTATCGAGAGCTTTGGCAGATAAGAAAAAATTTAATGAAGGGAGATTTGTTGGATGGAACAAATCACAGGTATCTTATAATGTGGCAAAGAAAGAAAATAGGCAAGCTGCATAAAGAATATTATGTAAGTGATTCTTATGGAAATACTGATAAGATCATGGTGCGGAAAATTAATGAACTTATTAGAAAGGTAAATAATAATGTCTGATTTATATGTATATCTAATTCGTTCAAGAAATAAAGATAATAAAGATATTCCTAATTTTAAAGAACGTACACAGACTATCTTAGAATACAAAGAAAACGAAGATAAAGTAGTAGAAGAATTTCGCAGATTTGCAGTGGATGGAGTCCCAGGCGAACAGACAAGATTGTATCGGTCTGTAAATTCTAGGAATGAAGAGAAGATAAGAGAAAAACTTGTCATTAGATTGCTTAGAGATAAACCAAGTGTGACAAAGCTGAATCGTACATTAGCTTCTGTTGCGCAGCAAGTAGAGAATCGGGATGAGAGCAAGTGGTTGTTTGATTTTGATGTGGATGATGAAATTATTGTAAAAAATTTTGTAGATGATATTTTTGTTCAGACAGATGTGGATTATCCAATAGAAAAAATTGAACGTCATAAAACTCCGCATGGTTATGCAATTGTGGTTCCATATGGTTTTGACACAAGGAAACTTATGGAGAAGTGGAAAGATTATGATATTACATTGAAGAGAGATGAATTGTTATTTTTGGATATAATCACAAAGGAGTGAAGCGAGTTGACGTTTGGAAAAAAGAATACATGATTATTGTCTACGATCAGCAAAGTCGCATGGATATGTTTTATCGAAGCGATATATTTCAAATCCACGTCTTTCATATCTTTTAAGATATGAAAATGCATATTATAACCTTGCTCTTTTGGATATAACATATCGCATCATTGAGGATTGCGATACAGCATTGACGTATCATTTGGAAGGTCCGAGAAATCCAATAACGATTCAAACTGGTGTTGGCATTTGCATGATAATGCCATGTATCATACCATGTGACGATCAACGTTTAGGAACAAATCAGATTATTTCATTTGATCAATCGTTCGCGTTCGCGTAAAAAACATAGGCCTTTATGAGAAAGATTCATATTTTAAGGAGGTATTAAAAATGGAAGACGGATTTAAAAAGGGATTTGGTTTCATGTTAGGAGCTTATGCTGCGGCATTTGTATCATTTATGGCAGAAAAAGTTATTGTGACCACAGTCCTGAAAGACAAAAACACTTCTGAAAAAGAAGAATCTAAAACGGAGGAGGAGTCCTAAGGGGCTTCTTCTTCTTTTTGTTTTGAGAAAGGAGATGTCATGGAAGAGGATACATATAAAGAAGTTTATTTTGACCAGTATTGTAAGAAATGCAAGTATGAAGATACATTAGAATCAGATGATCCGTGTTTTGATTGTCTTGATAATGTGGTCAATTTATATTCGCACAGACCAGTGAACTTTAAAGAAAGAGAGAAATAAGATGAGTAGAGATCTTGAAAAATGTGTACTTGTGAGCTACGTGAACGGTGAAAACGGTGATAATCCGATTCTTATCGTTGGTGAGCAGAAAAAACAAGGTGATATCACTATTTTGAATGCAATACAAGGCTCAGAAGCAACTGAAATATTTAAAAAGTTAACAATTCCGAAAGGAGTGCTGAAATGATGCTTCGATTACTTCTCAAATATTTCGGCCTTTTTATTTTTGGACTTGGACTATCTATGATAACAGGAGGTGTTGACGGTATATATTGTATGATTTTTATAGGACTAACGCTATTCATAGAGTTTGGTAAAGAAGACAGTATAACAATAGAACTGGAGGATAAAAATGATCGAAATTATTGAAGCCGGTACAAAGAAAAAGGTAAGATGTAATAACTGTGGTGCTTTGCTGAGTTATGAAAAATCAGATGTTAAAAATGAAGCAGTTAAAACTATGATGCCATTGGGAGATGGGCATAAATTGATAAAAGACTATATTATATGCCCTCAGTGTAAAGAGAATATCTACCTGACGAAAAACAGATAACGGAGGGATATGATGGTTAAAATTATCCGAAATGTTAAAACAAGGACCGTCCCATGCAATCATTGTCATGCACTTCTGAGCTATGAGGTGTCAGATATTCAAAAAAAAAATCCACTGGTCGGATGTATGTATCAGATATTCCAGTAGGCACTATCATGACGGATTACATCACATGCCCGCAGTGTAAAACGTCTATTTATATTTGAGAAAGGGAATCAATATGCAGAATTTAATTGAAAATGCGATGGTATACGGACTAGAGAATAGTGTAAGAGTATCGAAATATCCAATGCAGGTTGACATTTCGAAATGCACCGACGAGATAACAAACAAAACAAGAATTCTTGCTGGAGCTCCTAGAGGATCTGGGCATGATAATTTTCTTAAAGGAATCTTGGTCCAGTTCGATTTAACATTTACAGTGAAGGCATGGACAGAAGCAGAGCGTTATCATTGGTTTGATATTGTTTCAAGTCAATCAACAATGCATCGCATTAGTAAAATGAATATTGATAATTGCTGTTGCTCATATGTGACAGAAAAAACGAAGAAGCATGTGAAAGAACTTCAACAGAACTATTTAGACGATCCCACACCAGAGAATTATTTATTGCTACTATATAATGCACCAACCGGCATCATGCTTACTGCTGGAATAAGCACAAATTATCTGCAGCTTAAGACGATCTATGGACAGAGGCACCATCATACGTTGCCAGAATGGAAGTGGTTCTGCAGCTGGATCGAAAGTTTACCATATTCCTGGATGATTACTGGTAAATGCTATGAAGGGGATGAGGATTACAGAACATGGCCCCGTGGAAGATATGTATGGGTGGATTGATATTTGTGAGAAAGGAAAGTAAACAATGATTTTTGTAATAATATTACCGATAATTATCGGGTTCGGATTTTCGATTTATATGCATAGACAAGATGATCTGGATTCGCTGGCATTTACAGGGGTGGTTCTGTTTGGCATTGCATTTATAATTGCGGCAGTCTGCAGTATCGGTCTTGCCTGGAATGTAACATCTGGAAATCATATTCCAGAAATGATCTCGATGTATGAAGAGGAAAACAACCAAATTGAGAGCCAGATTGGTGAATTAGTGAATAAGTATATGGAATACGAGGGAAGTACGTTTAAGGATCTCAAAAATGAAGATTCGGTAGCGCTTGTTTCACTATATCCAGAGTTGAAATCAGATGCGTTGGTTGAGAAACAGATCGAGGTATACATCGAAAATAATAAGAAGATAAAAAATTTGAAGAAGAAGCAGATCGAACTATTGACATATAAGTGGTGGCTTTACTTTGGAAAGTAGGTAATAAAGACATGGATGTGTTATGGATTATTCTGATTGTCGTAGAACTGTGTATGGGGATAAGAACGTATATCAAGGCAGAAGATAAGTTAGATAAAATACTTGCCTTTGAAATGCTGATTTTCGCGCAAGGAATGACTATATCTATGAAACTTAAATAAGGAGGGCTAAGCTATATGACTGAAGATGAAAAAGATATTTTTACAGAACAGGTAAAAACGATTCTGTCTGGCTATATAGACAGAAAAGATACAATCAATTACCTTGCAGTGAAAATCAGACAGCTGCACGAAGAAGAGATGAAGAATTCCTGTAATTTATAATTTGAAGAAAAAGAGGTGATTCCATTGCCCCTATTATGTTGTCATGATTGCAAATCCAGACACATTGGGTGTCACATAGATTGTGAAAAATATATTAGAGAAAAGAGAGAGTATGATGTATTGCAATCCAGTATACGAAAAGAAAAAAGCTATGACGGGTATATTGCTGGCCGAAAATTGGAAATAAAACAGGAATATATTAAAAAGTATGGAAAAATATATAAATAAATATGTTAGTGGAGGGATAAATGGATGAGATAGTCTATAGATCGAGCAATAGCTATTTTGCAGATCAATTAAGGCATATCATGGATAAAGAAAATTTATCTATTCGTGATGTGGCTAAAAAATGTGGAATGACAGAAACAAGTATCAGCAGATATTTGTCGGAAGACAGGGCACCGAATGTTAGAGATGCGAACTGGATATTTGAGAGTCTTGGATATAACATATTCATTGCGAAAAAAGAATCAAAAAGAAAAGAAAACCTTCGTAAAAATGGGTCTGGATGCAATGATTATGTTGCATATAAAGCGATAAAGAAGGCAGACTCTGATCGAAATAAAATAAGTTGGCTCATTGATACATTCTATAGAATAGCAAATTATGCCGGTTTTTCAATAGAAGAAAGGATTGTTTTAAGAGATAAGAAAAGCGGAAAAATATATAATTGATATTTTACGTACATAGGTGACAATGAAAGAGATTAATATGATATGGAGGTATTATGCTAAATATTTGGAGACCTTATCCGATTTTTAAGCCAAAGAAAGACGGGTGGTATTTGTGCACATGTAGTGACGGAGCTGGAACATATCATTCACGGGTAATGCTTCTTCATTATACGCAATGGAGCGATACGTGGGTAAATCTTGAGAGAATGCGGGTATTTAGAGGATATAAGGTATATATGTCCTGTCGGGCCCCAATTGACGATAACTTAGTCATGGAAGATAACGAGTGTAAACGTTATGATGTTGTTGCATGGAAAAAAGTACCTAGAAAATGTTTGTGGGCCAAGGAGTATGAAAAATGAGTAGAGAATATGATTTATATTTGAAAAACCATCGAGATAACGTTACGAAAGGATTTCAATGGATGGTGGAAAATTTACCGGATGTGATTGCAAAGGCAAATGAGCAGGAGTATGAAATTCCTGTAGATCTTGAACATCAGATTGTGTTTTCGCATGATGCATCTAAAAATAAACCAGACGAGTATGAAGCGTACGATGCATATTTTTATGGTGGAAATCGATCGTATCAGGTACTCCAAGAGTATCGGAGAGCATGGCTGGTTCACATTCATAGGAATCCACACCATTGGCAGCATTGGATTCTTATTAACGATGATCCAAACGAAGGCGAGATTACTCTTGATATGCCTTATGAGTATATCATCGAAATGATTTGTGACTGGTGGGCGTTCAGCTGGGCAAAGGAAAATCTTTTCGAAATTTTCAAATGGTATGATGAGCACAAGGCGTACATGAAGCTCAGCGATCGGACAAGAATTGAGGTGGAGGATATTCTCAAAAGAATGAAAGTGAAGCTGGAAGAAGAAAACAGCGGCAACTCCGCGAAATAAACATTCCCCTTTATAGAAAATATATTTAGGAGGAAATGACAATGAAGATCAGAAGATTATTCAAGAAAAGAAAATGGGAGCTTACTTACTACAGAGGTCTTAATAACAAGGGTCATATAATCAGTAAGGAAGGAAACTATTTTCAGTTTATGATCGCTGTATTCAAGATCATGTTGAACTGAATAAGTAGTTTTGAAGAGGGTCTGAACCTACAAAGGTTTTGGCTCTCTTTTCTTTTTAGATTTTATGTAATACAGAAAAGAGGTGACGATATTTTTGGCTAAAAGAGGAAGACCGGCGACGAATAATCCCAGAATTGTTAATTGCCGTATTCGGATGACTAAGGAGGAGGCTGAGAGGTTAGAAGATCTTAGACGTGCAACAGGAATGAATACCTCGGATACTGTGCGGACAGCGATGGAGTATATGCTCGATTCGATTATGAAAGGAGATAAAAATGAATCTGAGACAGAAATTGAAAAAAGCAAAAAGGGAACTTGAGTTTTATAAAAATTTTATGCCAACAAGTAATACGCTGCTCATATATCAAGAACATATTCGGTGTGAAAATCTTAGATCAGTTATTACTATGCGACGTAATGATCCCCGTGTTTTATATTATCCAGAAAGTATTCAAGATGACCTCATCAAGGATCTCATACCAAAATTGAGGGATTATATAACATTTACAGCTATTGATAATCGAAAATCTGAGCATTTTCCAAGTAACTCCATAACGTTTATGGCTGATGCTATAGTTGGTAAAAGAACGGATAATTAAATTTATAAAATCATGGAGGAATATGAGATGAATTTAAAAGATACATTGTTAAAAGCTGGTTTGAAGATTAGTGAAGATAATATAAGAAGAAAAGAGTTCGATTCTGTTCGAGATGTAACGCTTCCTTATTGTCTGGATAATACACCATTTAATTACCTTGATATTTTCCAGGACGTTAAGTTTTTTGAAGCTAATAGGCAACCTTTAACTATGCAATGGATGAACGAACACAATATGAAACCGATTGAAAAGGACAGAGTATACGACTGGATACTTAATCATATTGACAAATGCTATCGGGTATGCAGTTATGATGAATATTCAAAGAAACTTGGTGTAATGTATGGCCATTGTTGTTTCTTCGTCTGTATCATTTGGGATGCAAGAACAAAACGATTTTCCCTTACACAGGGAGCTGATGGAATACATTCCAAATATTATGAGTATGCAGAAAAACATAAGTATACAGAATTTCTGGATGAGTGGCTTAAGGAGACTCCTTGGATACCGGTGCTGGTAGATGAGGCTGTTTCCAACGACGGAGTACATCTAAACTATGAACGACGAGAGTGTGTATGGTCTTATGGTTGCAATATTCTAAACTCTAAGAGAGAATCTGTTAAGAATGGATTAAAACACTTAGAAAAATTGGGAGGTTCTATCGACCCTAAGAAAAAATACATTGTTCGTATGGCTATATCTAATGGCAGACGTTCGTCAACTATCAGAGAATGGATTCCAAAAACGACATGGACAAGGGAGAAATAAATATGTACTGTCGAGATGTCTATGATGAATTTGTCGGAAAAATCGCAAGAAGATGCTATGAATATGGGATTGGATTTACAGTTACAATAAAACCCGGATATATAAAAACATGGTATCTCAGTGTGTTTGGAGAACATTATAGCAAAGAGTATGCAATCGATATCGATCAGTTAAAATATACGTTGAGCAGATTTAAAGACACATACACTGATGACATTTTAAAGATTGTCGATGCTGTTTGGCAGAAAGAAAAAGCATATATTCAATGGAGAGTTGATCGTATGCTTGACGGAAAGCCGTTCGAATTTGAAGATTATGAGGTGTGCAACGCAACGCTATCTCAGGAAAATACAAACAACATCATCGATTATATGTTAAATTTAATTGAGGAAGATGGCTGATTAAAATGAGAAAAAATAACATGCGAATGGATAAGTGCAATAATGAATGCTATACCCCGTACGGAATGTGCCCGCGTGTTGAATGGTGTGAAAAGACAAAACATGGAGAATTGTTAGCGACCATTGTGGCGGTGTCATTAGCTTGTCTGGTCAGTGTAATTCTATTGCCGGTGGTAGTTGTGTCAAAATTGGTATACCATATACTTGGTATTAAGCTATAGTCATTAGGCATTTCGACTTCGCTGGGAAAACAGCCTCTGTTATGAAACTATATATTATTACATTCTAATGGAGGCTATGAATATGAAAGTTGTTAATATCTTCCGCTTATTAATATCTAAGAGAATCGTATGTGATGTATGCGGAGAAAAGAACAGAGAGAACAGTTAGGAATTCCTGGTGTTATCGTTTTAAGCACTGATGCAATTGATTCTATTAGAAGAATGAAGAATTGATATTCTAATCCAAACGAAAGGTGGATAACATTATGAATAAAAATTTTGATGAAATCAAAGATAGACTTAGTATTCGTATGATTAATTTTCAGAGAACAAATTTTGAAGATGGAAAAGATTACGTTGTCGGAACTGAGGGAGATTTCTCGTTTTATTATGTGCTATTATCTCCTGAAAACACCGACGAAACAGTGTTGACATATGCAATGCTTTATGAATGGGGTATTTCACAGAAAACTCTTCATTCAGCGGCAATTGAATCAGATCGTAATCATGGAGCGCATGTAACTGCTCTAACATATGGGAAAGATGCTTCAAGTTTATATATGCTTTCATATGAGAATGAAGCGTATGGGGCAAGTCTGATTCTTGATATAGAAATCCGAAAAGCTATTTGGCAGCATCTTGGAAAAAATTATTTCGTTATGCCTTCATCGGTCCATGAGGTAATAATAGCACCGGATTATAATATTCTCGAGTCGGAATGTTTATTTGAACTTGTTAGAGTTTGCAATTCAGATAGATCTATTGTAAAAGAGGATGATATTCTTTCATATGAAGTCCAGTGGTGCACAGAAACCGGATTAATGATTAATGCCAGGGCGAAAGAAGAATTTTTAAATATCGTGGAAACTGTGAATGAGTTAAAGGAGTGATAAAGTATTTTGCGTTGTAATCGCGACAAAAAAACACAGTCTTGTATTTATGGATTTTTGAGACGTATTTATCAGACCATTTGATATGTTTATGGAAAAGTCGATTATAAAAAAAATATCCAAATATTAAACGTAAATGCCGGTTTGAATTAGTTGACAAAATCTCATAATAATCTCAATGTTGCATAAAAAAATAAAACTGGAGGAAATGAAAATGAAGATTAAATTATTTACACATACAGATCTCGATGGTGTAGGATGCGCTGTTCTTGCGTATTTGACATTCGGGTATAAAAATGTTGATGTTGAATTTTGCTCATATAATGATATTAATCAGAAAGTGCTCAAATTTATTATGAGCCGTAGTTTATCCAATTCAGCATATTATGGCCTCTATATCACTGATCTAAGTGTTAGTGAAGAGGTTGCAAGACAGATAGAAAAACACAAGGATAATATAATGCCTCGATTATTCGATCATCATGCGACTGCACTTTGGCTGAATAAATATGATTGGTGCCAGGTCTTGGAGAATACACCGATGTATGGGCATCTTAAAACTTCTGGAACCGAGTTGTTTTACATGTATTTATGCGAATTTTCAATGCTTGACATACATAATATTGATGCTGTGAAAAATATCGGCAAATTTGTCACTATAGTGAGAGATTGGGATACATGGCATTGGAAAGAACTCGGGAATATTGGAAATATCAGCAAAGATATGAATGATCTCTTTTCAATGTATGGGATTGTCGAATTTATCGAATGGATTATTCCTAAAATATCATTGGAAGATGCTGATTTATTTCCGGCATTTGGACTGGAAGAGAAAACAATGCTTGCTCAATTACGAAAAGACATAAATCACTATATTGATAAGAAAAATTCTCAGATTATTAAAAAGGAAGATATGTTTGGAAACAGATATGGAGTGGTATTTGCGGAACGATATATCAGTGAACTTGGTAATCGTTTATGTGAACTAAACCCGAAACTTGCGTATATCGCAATCATTGACATTTCCGAAGGCAAGATAAGCTTTCGAACAATTAAAGACAACATTAACCTCGGAGACGAAATTGCTCATGCATATGGTGGAGGCGGACATCCGAAAGCTGCTGGAGCATTACTTAATCCAGATACAGTGGAAGAATTGATAAACAACATATCTGGTAGTCAGTATAAGATTTGAGAAAGGAGATAGATATTTTATGAAGCGAATCACAATAATATTAAGAGACGGAGAGACGATCATCGGATCACCATATAAAGACAAGTATAATCGTCCACTATTTACGTATCCAAAATCACCAACTCTTAAAGATTTTGCAATGTTAGATGATATGATGGCATTGCATGGCATAGAAACCATTGATATAGCAGAATGGCATATAGAAAAGGTGGAGGAATGAGTTATGTGGGAAAAAGGATCTTTTGAAATTGATGGTTCTAAATTCGTATATGAGGCAAAAGTTTTTAAGACCGGTAGTAAGTATGGAATCAATGATGGAAGAATTTCGAAACTGTGGATCGGATATGATGATAAATTTCTTCCCTGGCATTATTTCGAAAGTTGTATTGCCCGTTATGATCGTGGTTGGGATATAGAGCCGAAAGATGATCTCGCTAGGAAAGCTCTTGAGTATGTTCTGAATTTGTATAAATAATCGCGAGATAAACATGCACTCATATGAAGAACAATTGATATTCTTGAAAGGAGAACAATTATGAGAGTAGAAAAAATCAAAGCATTTGTAGAGGAACATAAGAAGGAAATCCTTATCGGAACCGGAGTGGTTGTTGGAGGTATCGTTTTGGTAGTGACAGGAAAGAAACTGCTGAAGCCTAGAAAAGCAATTATTTCAAAACCATATAAAGACTTACCAAAGCCTAATATGAGTGTTGGAAAACTTGACGATTTCTGGGAAGACAGTTGTGGAAAGATGGCATTAGTTAACGATATCGCCATTAAAGATCTTGGGACTGTAGGACAGGATTTTTTAAAGGTCGATGGATTTACAAATGATACGGGAGTTTCATTACTAATCGGTTTTGTCGATGAAGATTAATTGCATTGGAGAGTCTTGGAAAAATCTGAGGCTCTCCTTTTATATTTGTGGAAAGTATGATACAATAATACCAATAAAAGGAGGGCTTTATATGAAAAGTAAAAGAGCAATCATTGTATGTTTGGTATTAGGAACAACTATCTGTTTTACAGGATGCCAAGGAACTGAGAAATCAGTGTCGACCGATACAACGCACCAAGATAGCAGCGGTGTAATCGAAAACAATAATGATCTATCATCAAATTCAGTAGAAACGAATCAAGAAGAAACGGAATCATCAAGCGAAAGCATAGTCTCAGATTCAAAAGATGTCGTGACTGACACCGATTGGTATGAAAATGATGGATCAAGTATAGCATCTGGAATATATATTGTAGGAGATGATTTGAAAGCTGGAAGCTATACTTTCACGAACAGGGGCGAAGATTCTTCAATGGAAATAATCATTTTTGAGACTATTGATGACTATATGGGATATTATCGCACGAGTCCCAGATCCACAATCGGAGAAGAGGATGATGCTATCCAAGCAAATTCATATTACTGCACATATGTATATCCAGATGAAACATGCTCAGTAAATATTTCGGATGGCAATGTTCTAATTATGGATCAGTCTTATGGATCTTTAACTGGCGAATCGTCTACAGAAAAAGATAAAAATATATTAAATGACGGCGAAATCCTTAAGCCCGGATTATATTCATCGGATCAAATTGAAGAGGGAACTTATATTCTGTCGTATTTAAGCAATGATGACGAGCAAGGCAGTAATATAATTCTGTTCGAAAACAACGAGCAATATAAAGAATACAATTCGACAGATAAATCCACCATTGGTGAATATAATGAAGCAATGTGGAAAACAGCTATATATGACACGTATGTTGATGCGAATGAGCCTTGTATTATAAACTTTAAAAAAGATTCGGTTATGCTTGTGGATTATCAGAGCTGTTATATTCAGAAAGTTGATATGGACTGGTCGGAATGAAATTTATAAGAAAACTTAGGCGGAGACTATCTGTATATTTTCTAAAGAGTTCCTGGAGAAAAGAAGACAATGGAGATCAGAAAGGGGCAGATAGATATTTCGCCATTTCAATATGGCTGGCACCATCTGACAATATTTCGAAAGACTTTTTGGAAAATCTTAGGATTCGTACAAACTATATGATTGATAATATCGATAGCATTGATTGATATTTTGAGGAGTTACTCTTTATGAGTACTCCTTTTTTTATTGTTTAGGAGGGTAAAAAATAAATAATGACTACAAAAGAAAAAGAACTTAAAGAGGAATACGAAAAATTCATACTAACAAAAGAAGGTAAGGAATGGATAAATCATTGGCAGAAGATAATTGGTTCTGATACTGGCGGAGACTTTGGAGATTATTTATATGATTTCTATCCTGAAATGATTTCTTAGGAGCTTCCTGTATAATTTAAAATGTAGACGTTGAAAATTGAAAATACCTCAGAGCACAATAAGACTACTGACTGGCAGGTTAGTAAAAATCTTATTGAACAGAGAGGTATCTACAATGAAGTCTAAATAAGGAAGGATTTACTCTTGAAGATTTGAAAGACTTTCTCCTTCTTCTCAAGGAAGACCTAAAAGACATGTCCGTATAAAATATAGAGAGGAAATAGATATGTTTACACGAGATACTATTCAT